CTTAGTTTATACCCTGAAGGGTCAAAAGGTTTTGCCGAGGCAGCAAAAGATAAAACTATTATAGACGCTGAAGAAAACAATGAAGTTAGTCTAGGTGAATCTGTATCTAACGCTATTGTATCCGGTGCAATAAAAATTCCGTATGGTTGGGCACAACTAACAGCAGAAATTAAAGATGCAATTGGTGATGACGTACCTGTTGATCAAACTAATTTAGCTAAACTAGATGCTTGGTTTGACAGCACAGTTATGGGTGAGTTGATGAATTATTCTGAAGAAAAAGCAAGAGCAACTGGTTCAGGGAGAGTTGTAGAATTTTTAACTTCTATCTATGGAAACTATAAATTAGCTGGTAAACCAATTATGAAAGCTATTCAAGATCCGTCAAGTATAAAAAGAACGGCAGATGGTATTGTAGACAAATTAATTAAAGCTAAAAAAAATGGAAGATACATTTCATCTAACAGTAAAAATTTAAAGAAGACTGCAGACAAAGTAAAAGAACTAAACTTTGGTAAGAGAGTTAAAAACTGGACTGGTATTGCAGTAGGTGGTGGTGTAACCGGTGGTTTGATTGCAGATAATGAAGACATTGGTACGTGGGGTGATTGGTTATTTGAAGAAGGACATTACAGTTCTTTAGATAGAACTAAAAAAGAAAACTCATCTGACGATGCATTAAGAATGTTAAAAAATAGATTAAAGTTTGGAGGAGAAATGGCTTTTCCTATAACTCCTTTCTTTTTTGGCATAGGAAAATTTGGTAAGTTTGCATCTAAGTATGGTGGTGATGCTGCGTTCAGTACTAAAGCTACAGAGAGATGGGCTGACAAGTGGATCATGAAACCATTCAGAGCAAGATCTGATAGACCTAGACCTATTTTTCAAGGTGTACAAAGATTAGAAGGAAAGCAATCCGTAGCACGGAACATGGCCCAGGAATTAAACAGAAGAGTTAGTTATGATTACAATAACATTCTTCAATCAAGTAGAAAATCAGCTCAAGTAATAGACAACCCTAATATAATTAACGACATGATTGTAAACTTTATGAAGAACACTCCTGATGTAATTAAAAAAGGTAAGATTGTGTTTCCAGGATTTAAAAACGAGCAAGTATTTGGTCAATCATTAATGAAACTCGGAGCTAAACAGAGTGAGATAGATGGTTTGGTTGCTAACTTGTTTAAGTACAGAAACAATATGAACATCTTTAAAAACTCTATACTAAAAGGTGGTAATTTAAATGTCGCTCCGCAACAGTTTAATGAAATAATGAATGATAGATTACAAAATTTTTTAAGTACAGAATATAAAATTTTAACAGATAAAAAAATGGGAGCTATTTCAGGATACAAAGTTACTAATGATGCTGTAGATGCTGTCGCTGAAAGTTATGTAAAGTATGCTAAAAGTAATGGTATCAATTTAAGTAAAGCTAATGCAAGAGATGCGGTCTATGATATTGTTGACAACGTACAATTAAATCCTTTAACAAAAACACCTGAGTTTGTTTATCCTGTACAAAGTATTGGAGCAGACAAGGCAGCTCAAATAAAAAACATAGCAGAAAATATAACTGCTGGTGGTAAATTTAAAGCAGATAAAGCAGGAGGATTGATACAAACTAAATCAGATCTTGCTGCATATAAAAAATTGTTTGGTGCTAATCAAAACGCTGAAAGAGTTATTATAAATACAATGGAAGATCTAGGTGGGATTGCAGCTAGAGATAATTTTTATAATGCAATGAGAGAAGCCTCTGACTTATTAATTTCTCAAGGTAAAAGAGGTTTAGTTTATCCAAATAGATTACAAGCCATCACTGCATTTAAAGGAGCTAAGAATCAAAACAAATTAAAAGATATTATTAGTTCTCCGGATGGATTAAAACTTAGTGCTAACTTAGCAGAAGAATATTACACAAGTCCGTTAGATGGTATGTTTACTAACAGAGTAATAGCAGATGCATTAAAATTTGGAGACAAGATGCCTTTGAGTGGTATCACTAAAAGTTTAGCCTACAGATATATGTTTTTAATACCTAAAGGTATGACACAGTTTGGTAAAACGGTACTAGGTCCTTTCACTCATGGCAGAAACTTTACATCAGGTGCGGTAACTACAATCTCTACTGGTAATGCATCGTTACTTTTAACTGACCCACTTGTATTTGGAAAAGCAATTAAAGATGCGTTTAACGCTTTGCAACCTCAAACAATGTATAGAATTACTAAGAACCCTAAATATTTAAATGCAGATGCAGATCAAGCTATGTATAGATTTTTTTTAGATGAAGGAATGGTTAACTCAAGTGCAACATACAAAGAAGTCATGGGAATTATTACTGACATAGGAAAAGGTGGAGATGTATTTGAGAGAATGTTTAAACTGTTTGGTCAGAAGATGAAAAAACTTTCAGGCACAATAGACTGGGCTCAAGATATGTATATAGCAGAAGATGACATCTGGAAGATGATTAATTTTTTTGGAGAAAATTTTAAATTAAAAAGAGCTTGGAATAGTGCTGTTAAAAGAGGAGTCATTGATCCTGCAACAGGAAAAAAATTTACTAACGCAGACATTCCATCAGACTATGATCTTATGAGAAAAGCTACGCAAACAGTAAGAAATACTTTACCTAACTATGCTTATGTATCTGATGCAGTAAAAGCTACAAGAAGATCACCACTAGGTAACTTCGTATCATGGCCTGCAGAAATTATGAGAACAACCGGTCACCTTGTTAAACAAGGTTTAATGGAAATCAAAGATCCTATTTTAAAAAGAAATGGTTATGAAAGATTAATTGGATTAGGTACAGCCTACGCTGTAATACCACCAATGATTGTTGAAGGTGTGAGAGGATTGTATGGAATTACTAGAGATCAACTACAAGCAATGAGAGAATTAATTGCACCATGGTCTACAGGCTCAACACTAATACCTATTAGAGATAAAGAAGGTAACTATAAATATGTAGATTTTAGTGGAGCATTTTTTTACGACACAGTTCTTAACCCGGTGCAACAAGTCATATCTCAAGCAGAGATACAAGATCAAGCACCATTGATCCCGGCTATGATGGATGGAATGTTAAAAGGAGTTGATAGATTACTTCAACCATTTTTTAGTGAGTCGATTTATTATGGATTGATTGCAGATTTATTTATTAGAGGGGGTCAAGATAGAGATGGCGTTAGAGTATGGAATGAAGAAGATGATTTAATAGATAAGTATCACAAAGGTATGATGCACTTTGCATACACAGCATCACCATTATCTTATCCACAATTAAAAAGATTATATGCAGCTGCAACAAATGAAACTATTAGAGGAAAAGAATACGATATTCCTACAGAACTGTTAGGTTTCTTTGGAGCAAGACCTGTACAAATATATCCATTAGAAACTATTAACTTTGCTATTGCAAACTTTAACGCATCTGAAAGAAATCAAAGAAAATTAATTACAGAAAATATGTTTACTGGTGATCCAGTAGAAGATAAAAATTTTGTGTTAAGACAATATTTAAAAGCTAATCAAAAAAGATTAGAAGATTTTAGTGAGATGAGAAGAAAAATTGATGCAGCCATAATATTAAACACTAATCCTAAATTAATTTACAAAGAGTTTTACGATAGAGGTAAAGGAGATTTATATGTACAAGTAATGAAAAATAAATTTATACCTTTCCCATCTGACATGAAATGGGCCCATGAAAAAGCTTTAGAACAACAAAGAGAAAAAGGTATTCCTAATCCATTGGATGGTAACTCAAGAATCTTAGCTATTATGGAAAAGATATTATCTAAAGGTCAATTCTTAAATCAACCTTTTATTTTAAATGAAGAGATGTTTATTAAAGAATCTAAAGAATCAGGAAATCAATCTAGTATACAAACACCACCACTAGGTGACACACCACAACCTGTTGTAAACACTATGCAAATGGCACAAAAAGATCCAATAACTAACTTGACAGGAACTGAAGAAGCATTATTATCTCCGACAGATAAGGTAATTGCAGGAAGAACTTAATGGTTAAAAAATCCGCATTAGAAAAAATTGAATCACATGAAAAGCTTTGCAGAATAATGCAAAAGCAAACGTTTGAGCAAATAAAAGAAATGCAAGAACGAATTAAACGATTAGAGTATTGGATAGTTGGTGGTATGGGAGCCGTGCTAATTGTATTACTTACAGATATTACAAAATAAAAATGGAACTTACACGAAATTTTACTCTTCAAGAGTTAATTAAATCAGACACTGCTATACGTAAAGGTATTAATAATAACCCTAACGCAGAACAAATAGAAAAATTAAAATTACTTTGTGAAAAAATTTTACAACCGGTAAGAGATCATTTTGGTAGAGTCAAAGTCACGTCAGGATTCCGTAGTCCAGAACTTTGCCAAGCCATTGGTAGCTCGATCAACAGCCAGCACTCACGGGCAGAAGCGGCAGACTTCGAATGTGTAGGAGTTGACAATGCTGAACTTGCAGATTGGATACATAGAGAACTTGAGTGGGATCAATTGATTGTCGAGTACTATGTTCCTGGAGAACCCAACTCGGGATGGATACATTGTAGTATAACAGAAGGCACACCAAGAAAACAATTTCTACATGCTTACAGATCAGAAGGTAAAACTAAATATAAACCAATACTAGGAAAAGCTAAAGATATACTGTGATAACTATAATGTTAGATAATTATCTATCTCACGAAGAGTGCGATAGTTTAATAAAATATTATAAAGAAAATGAAGAAAGATTATCTGTTAAACATGGCATGATATATCCTTTAAAATTTAAAGAAGGCTATCATAAATTTCCAGATTTTGTTAATCGATTAAATGCAACAGCAAAATTATTTGGAGATAACCAAATAAATTGGATGCAAATTGTTAAATGGCCTGTAGGTGCTTTTCAATTACACCACCATGACCAATCTCAACCAGATATTACTTTGTCATCTATACTCTATTTAAATGATGACTATGAAGGTGGTCAAACAAACTATGAAGATGGCACTATTTTTAAACCTAAAAAAGGTAGGCTTTTACTTTTTGATGGCACTCATCATAAGCATGGTGTAAAAGAAGTTAAAAATAATGTAAGGTATACAGTAGCTACTTGGTATAAAAAAATATAATGTTTTTAGAAATACAAAAATGTTTTACAGACGCAGAGTGTAATGAATTTTCATCTAGATGTGGTGCATTAATTCAAAAAAACAAAATGAATTCTGAATTAAACAGAGAGGGAAACACTGTACAATTTCCAGAACATCCAGAAATAAAAGACTTGTGGAAATTAGTTTCAGAAAGAGTCATGCATTATTATTTTAACAAAATAATGCTAGCTTATAATTTAGGTAATATACCTGTAGCTGACAGTGGTTTTGCTTTTCATAGATACAAAGCTGGAGATAAACTTTACAATCATGCAGATGAGATATTTTCTAGAAACAACGGAAAAATTAATCCTAGATTATTATCATTAGTAGTTCATTTAACAGACAATGAAGATGCTGAGTTAGTTTTTCCAAGACAAAATAAAAAAATAAAGTCAGACAAAGGTAAAATAACCTGCTTTCTACCTAACAATTGTTTTGAACATTACATGAATAATAACTCTGGTAAAGACAGAGATGTTTTGGTAACCTGGGTAGAGGACAAGAGCATAGAATGCACATTAAACTTAAATAACAATAATAAAATTTAGCGCGCCACGCGTATATATCCTACTATATCCATGACTTTAATTCTTCTCCTAAAACTTCTGATGCTATGCTTATTTTTTTACGTAGAGCTTTTACGATTTTCTCATCCACCGTATTTTCAGCATTTATATCAACATAAGTTACTGGTTTTTTTTGGCCGATTCT